ATATTCTACATTGACGTGGGTAATCTACCAAAACAGCGAGCTGAGCAGTACGTCAATGACATGATGAATAAGTTTCGTAATAAGATTGTCTACGACGCTGCTACTGGTGAGGTGAAGGATAATCGTCAACACCTTTCGTTGATGGAAGACTTTTGGATGCCTCGTCGCGAGGGTGGTAAGGGAACTGAAATCACAACTCTGCAAGGCGGTCAAAATCTTGGTCAAATTGAGGATATTCAATACTTCCAACAGAAGGTATACCAGTCGTTGAATGTTCCTATCTCTCGGCTACAACCTAATCAAGTATTCAGTTTAGGAAAATCCGCAGAGATTACACGTGATGAGATTAAGTTTAATAAGTTTATTGAACGCCTACGCAAACGGTTTGCAAGTTTGTTTAGTGATGCCCTGAGAGTTCAATTAATTGCTAAGAATATCATTCGCCCAGAAGAATGGGATGATATGGCACAGCATATTCGCTTTGACTATCAGAGAGATAATAATTTTGCTGAGCTAAAAGAAGCAGATATTATGAATTCTCGGCTTGGTCTTCTCCAAGTGATTGATCCGTACGTTGGTAAATACTTCTCTGTAGAGTGGATTCGCAAGAATGTCCTCAAGCAAACAGAAGATGATATCAAACAGATGGATACACAAATGCTTAATGATAGAGAAGATCAACTAGATTTTGCAGCGCATCAAGGAGATATGACAGCTGCACAAAATCAAGCGGCGTTGAATCAACAGAATGACCAACAAAGTCAACAACCCCAATAAGGAGCACTTATGAGCACTCGCGATCTTATCGACGCAATCGAAGCAGGCGATTCAACTAGAATCCAATCCGAATTTCATACAGAAATTCTCAACCGCGTGTCAGAGCGCCTTAGCGAAATGCGCAAGAACGTTGCTCAGTCAATGTTCAACTCTGAAGGTTTAGAGGAAGCTGACATGAGCGCCACTAAGCCAGCTAAGCCAGCTAAGCCAGCTACAGTACATCCAGATGCTATTCACATTCAACACGTAGGTAGCGGCAAGTACAAGGTGCATGCTGTAGGAAAGAATTGGTCTGACGGAATCAAGGCTGGCGATCACCTTTCCGACTCAGAGCTTGACGATTTCACCGATATGGGTGGAAAGATCAAACTTCACAAATAATCAATGAAGTATCAAGCGTTTTGTAATCAGCTCGAGAGTAACCTCACTGGCCAGACAATAGTGGCCAGTGAGTATCATCGTGGTTATAAGATTATACAAGACGATACTGGTAATGTGATGGTCCCCAACACCTCGCGTCTGTACGAATCGTTTGAACATGCTAAGCAAGACATTGATAGTGCAGAAATAATCAGCCAACTTCAAAATGAGCTACGCGAGGATGGTTATGATCTTCCTGATGTTACCATCTCGCATATTGTTGAGAAATACCACCCTGAAACTCGAGTAACAAATCGACTAATAGAAGAACTTCGCCATATTGCAGCGACTAAACCTTTCACTCTTGATCCAATCGTGAGCGAGATTCGATCTTCTAATGATTTTGATCGGCTAATTGAATCCAAGGTAGATTTTATATTAGATGATGGTACGTGCGTTGCTATTAGTGACGATACATACGAACTGATAAATAATACTTTGGGAGAGCATGCTGATGTTATCGAGTACATGCGCGCATCGAAGGATAACTTCATCCAAGTTGTCCGTCAATTAAAGGGTTAATATGCCAGTCGCTAAAACATTCCTACGCAAAACACATCAAGAAGCTATTGTAAAGGTGGCGGGAACCTCTGCTACTGCTACTATAGACCTATCTACGGATCTTCTACCAGCGAGTGGTCAAGTGCTAAGTGGTGATACTCAAACCGTGTCTATTGTTGGCGTGACTTGGACAGGTGGAACAGGTGGTGTAATCACTATTACGCGAAACAGCGTAGTAATAATGACTCTACAGGCTGGAGCTGCGGGCATGTTGTATTTTGATGGCCAGACAATGCCACCTGATAGTATTGAAGCAACCAGTGATATTGATGTTGCAATTAGCGGTGCACAATGCGAATGTTGGTTAAAGTTACGCAAGGTCAGTGGATACGGAACAACAATTGAACCAGAACAATTTGGTCCATACGACAATCCTGCCGTTGCAGGAAGCTAACGAAGGAGTATGTAGTGAGACTAATTAAAGAACACGTTGAAGACGTTAAGTTAATCGTCGAAAACGCAAAGAACGGTTCAGGGAAGAATTACTTCATTGAAGGAGTGTTCTTACAAGCAAATCGAAAGAATCGAAACGGAAGAATCTACCCTCGTTCTATTCTTGAGAACGAGGTAAACCGCTATAATGACGAGTATATCAAACGCAATCGTGCTTTTGGAGAACTTGGTCATCCTGATACTCCAACGATTAACTTTGATCGTGTATCGCACATGATCAAAGAGCTACGCTTGGAAGGTGACAATTTTATTGGACGTGCCAAGATTGTAGATACCCCATTTGGTAAGATCGTCAAGACGTTAATTGATGAAGGCGCTCAATTGGGTGTTTCATCTCGCGGTCTTGGATCACTCGTCGAAAAGAATGGTATCAACGAAGTGCAAGATGATTTCATGCTTGCTACTGCCGCTGATATTGTTGCCGATCCGTCTGCTCCCGATGCTTTCGTTGAGGGGGTTATGGAAGGTAAGGAGTGGATTTATAATGCATCTACAAAATCGTGGATGATGGCTGAGCAAATCAAAGCGGATGTTAAACGCATGACTGCTAAACAAGTGAATGAGAATCAGGCTAGATTGTTTGAACAATTCTTGAATAGCCTGAATTAATAACCACGTGAAAATTCCAAATGTATAAATATTACTGAGTTTAACAGGAGAAACTTATGTCTATTGAACAAAAAATCGCAGAGATTCTTGCTGAGTCAAACAACCTCAAAGATCACGATGAGGTCGTTATCGAAGAAGACGCAGAAGTAGTTTCTGAGGCAACTGATATTAACGATCCTTCTGACGGTAGCGAAGAAAATCCTGCTAACAAGAAGAACAACGTTAATAAGCAAGAAATTGGCGGTAAGTCCAAGACAGCTAATGTTGTGACCAAGGGTGCTTCTGCACCTGAAGCAAGTCACCTAAGCGCCAGCATCAAGGAAGATGTTGCTGCGTTGATTGATGGTGAACAGCTTACTGAAGAATTCAAGCAAAAGGCTGCTACAATCTTTGAAGCAGCTGTTATCAACAGAGTCAAGGAAGAAGTTGCTCGCCTTGACGAGGCCTACGAACAAGCTTTCGTAGAGCAGTTATCTGAGCAAGTAGAAGAGATCAAAGAGGGTCTTGTTGAAAAAGTTAATGGATACCTTGACTACGTAGTCGAGCAGTGGATCGAACAGAATGAAATTGCCCTTGAGAGTGGTATGAAGTCTGAAATTCTTGAACAGTTTGTTGGTGGTTTGAAGTCACTCTTCGAACAACACTACATTGATGTTCCAGAAGAAAAGTTTGATGTTCTTGACGCAATGGAAACTGAAGTCGCCGAACTTCATTCCAAGCTAGATGAACAAGTCGCTGTAAACATTGACCTCAACAAGAAGATCACAGCATATCAAGCAGCAGCTGTGGTAGATCAACTTTCCGAAGGCCTCGTTGAGACCGATAAGGAAAAGTTTGTCACTCTCGTTGAAGAACTTGAGTTTGAGGGAATCGAAACTTTCAAGAAGAAAGCTCAGACGATTCGTGAAAGCTATTTCACAAGCAAGGGAACGACGAAAGTTGTTCAATCCGTAGTTACTGATGAGCCAGTTGTTCTGTCTGAGGAAAAGGTTTTTGCCGCTCCTCAAATGAAGAGCTACTTGTCAGCTCTCGACAAACTAGTAAAGTAAAAGGAAACAATCATGTCAGCAGATCGTAAAGCACTGATGGAGAAGTGGGATCCAGTTCTAAACCACAAGAGTCTCCCACAAATTAAGGACAACTACCGTAAGGAAGTTACCGCGGTTCTTCTAGAGAACCAAGAGCGCGAAATGAGCAAGATGCTTGCTGAAGTCGCGCACGCAAACGCTGGTGGTACTGGCCTCGCCCTTGGTGGCGCTGGTGCAGCTACTGGTACCGTTGCTGGCTATGACCCAGTTCTGATCAGCCTCGTCCGTCGTGCTGCTCCACAAATGATCGCTTATGACGTTTGCGGTGTTCAGCCAATGACCCAGCCAACCGGCCTGATCTTCGCAATGAAGTCACGTTACAGCACCCAGAACGGCACTGAAGCTCTGTTCAACGAAGCCGATACCGACTTCGCTGGTACTGGCACTCATGCTGGTTCTAACTGGACCTCTGGTACTGATACCACTGGTACCGGTATGACCACAGCTGCTGGTGAGCGTCTTGGCCAAGGTGGTGTTGGCGACGGTACTTTCAACGAGATGGCATTCTCTATCGAGAAGACCAGCGTTGTTGCTAAGACACGCGCTCTGAAGGCCGAGTACACCATCGAGCTTGCACAAGATCTGAAGTCTGTGCACGGTCTTGATGCTGAAGGTGAACTCACCAATATCCTGTCGACCGAAATTCTTGCTGAAATCAACCGCGAAGTTATTCGCACGATCTACAGCACAGCTAAGGTTGGTGCTCAAGTTGGTACAGCAGCTGCTGGTACATTCGACCTCGACGTCGATGCTAACGGCCGTTGGTCTGTTGAGAAGTTCAAGGGTCTGATGTTCCAGATCGAACGTGAAGCTAACGCGATTGCGCAGCAAACACGTCGTGGCCGTGGTAACTTCCTCATCTGCTCTTCAGATGTTGCAAGTGCCCTCGCTATGGCTGGTGTTCTTGACTACGCTCCTGCTCTTGCTGGTAACAACCTCAACGTTGACGAAGCAAGCACAACGTTCGCTGGTGTTCTGAATGGCAAGTACAGAGTGTATGTTGACCCATATCAAGCCAACCAGTCTGCTACGCAGTTCTTCCTCGTTGGCTACAAGGGAGCTTCCGCATTCGACGCTGGTCTGTTCTACTGCCCATACGTTCCTCTGCAACTCGTTCGCGCTGTCGACCCACAGTCGTTCCAGCCAAAGATCGGCTTCAAGACACGTTATGGCATGGTAGCTAACCCATTCGTCGACCTCGACGATGGTTCTGGCAGCACCGGTGACCTCACCGCGAATGCTAATTATTACTATCGGAAGGTGAAGGTCACCAACCTGATGTGATCAGATAATCCTGGCAAAAGCCCGCTTCGGCGGGCTTTTTTGTTTGTTTTGATAAATACTCAAACTAATATAGTTGAGGCTGATATGCAACCACTCTCATGTCCTATCCCGTCGAATATAAATCCTCTTCAATCAAACGGGTTTATGTTTCGGATATCAAAGCTTCCGGAGCTTTCATACTTCTGCCAGGAAGTGAACTTACCAGAACTCTCTCTAGCGCCGGCCGGGGTATCCACACCTCTTGTAGATACTTTCTATGCAGGGGATAAACCGACGTACGGTGATCTTAGTGTCACGTTCTTGATTGATGAACAAATGGCAAACTACACGGCAGTGCACAACTGGCTCGTAGGTATAGGATTTCCAGAATCATGGGCACAGTTTGGTGCGTATGTAGAAGCTAATCAACAACCCCACAACCCGAAGACAGATAGAGTTATTACGTCAGATGCGGTACTCCAAATCCTAAACAGCTCCAATAACGTGACAAAGGCAGTTCAGTTTATCGATTGTTTCCCAACTGGTCTTCAATCAATTACACTCCAGTCCACAACTTCTGATACAATGTATCTTGCCGGTGTAGCGAGTTTCAGGTATACTCTATACAAATTTATCTAGAGGAGTATAGTTGATGAAGATTGATGATGTACTTGTGATGTGGCAAGCAGACAGTGCTATTGACGACAACCATCTCGGCGAAGCGTCGACGACGACGGCTAAGATGCACGCTAAGTATCTAAGACTTCTGATTGAAAACAAACTGAAGCGAACAAAGCTGGAAGGTGATTACAACCAGCTACGTCAAGCTAAGTTTCGGTACTACCGCGGTGAGATGGGGCGCGAGGAACTTGAATCCTACGGCTGGGAACAGTGGCAATACAACAAACCACTGAAGGCTGAGATGGATGAGTTTCTCAAGGGCGATGAGGATCTAACAAAGCTTCAAGCTCGCGTCGACTATATGGATGCAGTTGTGTATGCCCTCGAGTCGATCATGACCCAGATCAAGCAACGTGACTTTCAGATCTCTAACGGAATAAAATGGAAACAATTCTTAGCCGGGTCATAACACAGTGCCAACTCTTACGATTGAAAAACTTGATGAAGTATACATAAGGGTCTACTCTGAATCGAACGTTGAATTCGAGCTAAAAGATTACTTTACATACGACTATCCTGGAGCAAAGTTTACTCCCCAATACCGAGCACGACTCTGGGATGGTAAAGTGTATCTGTATGACGTTCTTCGTAAGACGCTATACAGCGGACTCCTCCCGTACGTATACAAGTTTGCGGAGTCAAACGGATACGAGGTAGTCTGTAAAAATATACCCCAGCATGAGGATACAATCGCTGTCGATGACATAACAGCGTACGCTGATACACTGGCTATCACTAGTCGTGGTCAAGCGTTGTCCGTCCGAGATTACCAAGTTGATGCTGTTCACAAAGCACTGAACCATAAACGTGCAGTTCTTGTCAGTCCAACAGGATCGGGTAAGTCGTTAATCATTTACATAGTATCACGCTGGTTGCTCGATCAAGGCAAGAAAGTTCTTGTTGTTGTTCCAACTACATCGCTGGTTGAGCAGATGTATGGTGATTTCAGCGACTACTCAGCGACGAGTTCATGGCACGTTGACGATCACTGTCAGAAACTATACAGCGGCTTTCCTAAGCGCGTCGATCACGATGTGTTGTTCACTACATGGCAATCGATTGTACGACAGCCCCGACAGTGGTTTGATCAGTTTGATGCTGTGATTGGAGATGAGGCACACCTATTCAAAGCAAAGTCGCTGACAACGATCATGGAAAAAATGCCGGGTGTAGCATACCGTATTGGCACGACAGGGTCACTGGATGATAAGAAGTTGAATCGCCTTGTGTTACAGGGGATCTTTGGTGCTATCCACAAAGTGACCACGACAAAGAAGCTGCAAGATATTGGTCAGCTAGCTCAACTAAAAATCACAGCTTTGTTATTGAAGCATGATCCTGAGATGCGAAAGAGCGTGCACAAGGTATCGTACGCAGATGAAATCGATGCGATTGTTCGCAATCCTAAGCGCAACAAATTCATTCGAAACTTAGCTCTACAGTGTACAGGTAACACTCTGATCCTTTTCCAGTACGTCGAGAAGCACGGTATGTTACTTGAACAGTTGATAGCTGAGAAGGCTGGTAATAGAAAGGTGTTCTTTGTGTATGGAGGGACGGAAGCTAGCGATCGTGAAAAAGTACGGCAAGTGCTTTCTCGAGAAACAGATGCAATTGTCATTGCTTCTAATGGCGTGTTTTCCACAGGGATAAATATACCATCAATTGAGAATATCATCTTTGCCTCTCCATCAAAATCAAGAATTCGAAATCTACAATCGATTGGACGAGGCTTACGTCTAAGTGAAGGGAAGCAATACTGCATGTTATATGATTTAACAGACGATCTATCATTCAAGTCGTGGAAGAATCACACGCTGAAGCACGGTGCTGTCAGGTACAAGTTGTACGTTGAAGAGCAATTCCCAATCAAACTAGTCGAGGTTGCCCTATGAACGCAGCTTGTGTAGTAGCGATTAGACTTATGAATGGTGATGACATTCTAGCTATCCTTGTTGGAGATGCTGGTGATAAAGTCCGTATTGAACATCCATTCTTTGTCAAGTTCAATCCTTTGAATGGATCGCTGGGTGCTCTACCATATTGTAATCTGACAGATGAAACATACTTCGAAATCACCAAATCAAAAGTCGACTTCGTTACTCTTGCAAGCGATGAAATTACTAGGATGTTCTTGAAGATGGTAACCAAGTATACTCAATCCAAGGTGTACGGTAACCAAGAAGAAGAGGAACAGGAGTCAAATCAGATTGCTTACAGCTCTATAGTGCAGGGCAACGACACTAAGCATTGACCCATCTATCGGCCGGACAAAGAGGATTATACAGCGCTCCAAAAAACACCGGCAACTAAATTTTGACTTTGAGTTGTTGTATCCGGATAATGATGGAATCACTACTCGTGGAGATTGATATGGCTACACACTACGTTGACAACAAGCAGTTCCTCCAGGCAATTAAAGATTATAAGATTGCAGTTGCTGAGGCTACACAGGCAGGTAACCCCAAACCCCGGATTCCCAACTACATCGGGAATTGTATTCTGCAGATTGCCAATCACCTATCGTACAAACACAACTTCATTAACTACTCATTCCGCGATGAGATGGTCAGTGATGGGATTGAAAACTGTCTGATGTACTTTGATAATTTTGACCCAGATCGTTTTAACAATCCATTTGCATACTTCACGCAGATTATCTACTACGCATTCATTCGACGGATTCAACGTGAGAAGAAACAGACGCTGATCAAGGGCAAGATCCTTATGGATATGCCGTTTGAATCATTTGAAGTCCAGAATCACGACGAAGACGGTACATATGCGAACGCCTACCTAGATTTTGTCCAAGCACACGGAATCTATGATAATGTCCTTCAGAAAGAAGAACAAAAGAAGACTTCCAAGAAGAAGAAGGCAACAGCCAAGCAGACTCCTCTTGTCGAGATGTTCGAAGTAGACACCACAGCGTAACGAGTTAATTATGAGATTCATTGTTCTAGGTGACACTCACTGGGGGTGTCGAAATGACCTCCCACTATTCTACAAGCACTTTGAAGTATTCTATGACTCGTTGATAGAATACGCAGTGTCCAATCAAATTACGGATATTTTCCAACTCGGAGATTTGTTCGATCGTCGGAAGTTCATCAACTTCCGTACTCTTAGCGAATCCAAACGAATCCTTTTCGATCGACTGAAGGATCATGGTATTAGACTGCACGTGTTAGTTGGTAATCATGATATACACATGAGAGAGTCGTTGGAGATTAATAGTCCTTCTCTTGTACTCAAAGAGTACGACAACATCATCGTATACTCTCATCCTCAGTCTATTCAGGTTGACAACACGGCGATTGATATCATTCCGTGGATCTGTGAAGATAACAATGACGAAGTACACAAGTTCATCAAGGACAGCAAGAGCGACTTGTGCTTTGGACACTTTGAGATTGCGACATTCGCAATGTATCGCACTGATCATGAAGAGGACGGGCTTCCGGTATTGATGTTCGAAAAATACGAACGCGTATGCTCAGGTCACTACCACACTCGCTCTTCACGCCATAACATCACGTATGTTGGTACTCCATACGAGATGACGTGGCAAGACTACAATGACCCAAAAGGGTTTCATGTCTTTGACACACAGACTCGTGAATTGACATTCCATGAGCAGGACACGCTGCCGATGTACGTGCTTGAATCGGCCATAGAGCGAAGTCGGCAGAATCTCATGAACACAGGGCTGTTCAATTTCGTAGAAATCCACTACTTCCAAACCGACAACGGTGAAACAGTCCTTCACATAGAATTAACCGAACGCTGGTACCTATGGCCTTCCCCGGTGTTTGAAATCGCCGATCGGAACCTGAACGAATGGTGGCAACGAAAAGACCTTTCCCGAACGAATTTCGGAGCATTCGTTCGCCAGGAAAACCTCACAGGCAGGGACGACATCTTGCAAGTCCAGGCCTTGTTCGGGTACACTCGACGGTACGGAGTTTACTACACCAGACCCTATATCAACCGCAAAATGAATATCGGGCTTACCGTGGGGTTCTACACCACTCGCGTGAAAGAAGTTGCCTGGGGAACAACCGATAACAAACTTGACTTCTTCAAGAATCCGGATGCGTTCCAGCGCGAAGAAACGCAGGGTTATTTGAGGCTGACCAAGCGAAGCGGACTTTACGACTATTTCTCCACTACCCTCGACTACCGGTACTCTCAGGTTTCCGATACGGTCATCGCACTCAATCCGAACTATTTCTTCGAGGAGCAACCGGTCCAACAACACCTTGGCCTCACCTGGTCTTACCGCTACGACAACAGGGATTACCAGCCCTATGCTCAAAACGGACAATTGTTCGAGATAGAAGTGAACAAAACCGGATTGGGACTATTGCGCCACGAACCCAACCTGATGTACATTGCATCCGGAGTCCGCATCTACCG